AATTAATTAATTTAATTTAGGAGAAAATAATGGCTTTTAAATCTGGAAAAGACTCATTTTTTAGTGTAGATGGAACAGACATATCAAGTTATGTCAATCAACTATCTTTGTCTCGTGATGTTAACACGCTTGAAACAACTTCATTTGGTTCGGATCAAGCTTCGTTCGTAGTTGGAATTGAGGGATTATCGATTTCTGGTTCTGCGACATTCGATGCAACAGCTGATGGTGTTTTTGCTGGTTTATTTGATGGCTCACAAGTAGCTTTCGAATATCGACCAGACAACACTGCTTCACAACCAAAATACACAGGCAACGCCTTTGTCACAAACTACACTCTTGATTCAAGTGCAACTGATCTCGTTTCGATTTCATTTTCGCTTATCGTGACAGGTGCTGTGACTAGAGGAACTGTCTAACACAAAAAATGGTCTCACAAAGAAGAAGACTTAAAAAAACTGCAAAAGGTCTGGGAACTCTTATCGAAGTCTCTGGTGTGGATATTGCCAACCAGAAGAGATTGATTGAGCTTCTCGGATCTGATGCTGTCAAAATATATAAACAATTCAACTATCAATTTGGTGAAAATGTCGCCAAGGATGTTAGGAAAGAACTTCCAAAAGATTCTGGAAAGTTAGTTGCATCAGTTAGAGCAATGAAAACCAAACAAGGAGCATCGTTCCGAGTTGGTTATGCAAAGAGAATAACTTATGCACGACTCCAAGAGTTTGGTGGTTTCAATCCTTATGGTGGAGCTTTTAGAAGAGGTCGCCAACTGTATAAACCACAGAAATCACAGGGTTATTATATTTTCCCATCTGTGAGAGATCGACTTCCAGAAATGCAAAGAGATTATGTCAGAAGACTTAACAAACTTGTTATTGCACTTTATGGCAAAGCTTCTGCAACTGGATCATCAAGAAAGTTAATGGGAAAAAGTTAAGAGGAGAAATATGGCAGATGAGGACAACAATCTTCCAGTTATCGTTTTAAAAGATAAACAATATCTTTTAGATTATTCAGATATCACTGGGATCGAATGGCGAGAGATCAAGAAGATCACTGGTCTAAATTCAATGGAAGCTATCGCACAGACATCAATGATGGACTTTGAAGCTCTTGCATCAATAGTTTTTATTTTTGCAAAAAGAGAAGATAAGAACATCAAGTATGAAAATATCTTGGCACAGCTGACCATTGACTCAATCAAAACACAAGAGGAATTGGATCAAGAAGTCCCAAAAGACTAAGGAGAGCTTATAGGAAGCATCTTCCAGCTCTCAGTCATTTTTTTGGAATACGACCTTGGGAAATTGATCTTCTAACTATTGGCGAGATAAATGAATATCTTGAACAACTCGATGAATTTATAAGGAACAAGAATGGCTAAAAACAGTCAAATCAATGTTGCTATTGCTTTGGACACAGCTCCTCTGGAAGCTGGTCAGAAAAGAGCAATTAGGCAGTTTGATAAAATAGGATCAGTTGGAGAAAGAGCAAGTGGAGGTCTCAAAACTCTAGGCAAAGGGATGGCGAAAGTCGGTCTCTTGGGAACTGCAATGGCAGGATCAGTTGGAGTTATATCTTCAAAACTGATAAATCTTGCCTCTGATAGTGAAGAGAGTGCAAACGCATTCGGTGTCACATTCAAAGAAGCATCACAAAATCTAAATCAATTTGTCGATGAGTTCTCTACAAAAGCAGGTTTCACAACATCTGAACTTCAACAACTACTTTCATTCACTGGTGGCGTTGTTAATGGTATGGGTGCAAGTGCTGAGGCATCAGCTGAGTTTTCTAAACAAGTTGCTGTTCTTTCTGGTGATATTGGTTCTTTAAGGAACATTGATCCATCAGATGTTTTAGATCGTATCACTAAATCTTTAACTGGTGAACGAGAGGGTTTGAAGCAACTCGGTATTGTTATTAATCAGACAGAGCTTGATCAAAAAGCTTTGACAATGACAAACAAGAATGCAGTCTCAGAATTGACTGCAATGGATCGTGCAACAGCTACATTGACACTGATTCAAGAAAGATCATCAGATGCAATTGGCGATCTTGATAATACTTCAGATGGTTTTGCAAACACACAGAGAAGATTAAAAGCAGAACTTAGAGAGACTGCAACTGTGATGGGTGGAGCTTTAATGCCTACTGTCAACGAACTGCTCCCAGTCTTATCATCATTCGCAGAGAAAGTTCTGCCAAGAATGATTGAGATGTTTAACAATGGAGTTAAGGCAGTCAAAGAGTTTATGGATCAGTTTGGATCTGACATACTCAAAGGACTACAAAGAGGATTCCAAGCTTTTAAAGATATAGGAGTGATCTTAGGTGAAGCTATATCTCGAATCGTAGAATTTATAAAAAACAATAAGGTGTTATCAAAGATTTTTAATGATCTTGGTGAAGCTGGTGGTGGATTCTTAGATGCTCTCAATGATATTGCCAATGGGATCAGAGAAAATAATGAAGAGACTGATCGTGCCAATAAAAGAAGACAAGAAAATATTGATAAATACACAAAATCAAAAACTGTCACTGAAGATCTAACAGAAGCAACTGAGGATCTAACTGGTGCGACTGAAGATCAGACTGATGCTATTGATGATCAAGTTCAAGAATTGCAATATGGTGCAGTAGAGTTTCAGAAATACACTGGATCAATACAGAAAGCTTTATCCTCTATTAAAACTCTCACTGGTTTGCAAGAACGAGGCAAGAGAGAACAAGAACGGCTTGATGAGGCAACTGGTGATCTTGAAGAGTCAAACATTGCTGTTGCTAAAGCTCAACAAGATCTTGCACTTGCTCAAGAGAAAGCAACATCACTTCAGAAAGATGGCACAGAAGTCACTGCTGAAGAAGAGTTGGCAATTCTACAATTAAAGAAATCTATTGAAGAGCTGACAGAAGCTCAAGATGGATCAAGAGAAATGGAACTTGAACTGATCCTTGCTAAAGAGGAACTGGTCGAGTTAGAGAAAAAAGCAACTGAACAATCTGATTCATATTTTGATGCAGTTAGATCTGTTGAACAAGCTGAAGAAGATCTCACACAAGCAATTGAAGATCAGAGACAAGCTAGAGAAGATCAAATCCAAGCTAAGAAAGATCTCGCTGAAGCTACAAAGATCAGTGCTGATAACATACTCACTGAAGCTCTTGCAGTTAAAGAACTTGAAAAAGCTTTTGGATCATTTGAAGCTGGAACATTTAAAAAGACATTAGAAGAGATCGCATTATTAACTGGCAGAAAGATTGCTGAAATAGAACAGGCATTTGCTAATGCTGGACTAACAGAAAGCTCATTCACTGCTCCAGATAGTGGATCAACTGGTGGATCTACTCCTCCAGTCGCAACGCCTACCTTTGGAGAGAGCAATTCAAATGAAACTGGAAATGTTGGAACTGGCTCTGGTGCAAATGGTGGAGCTGGTGGATCAGTGGCTCAACCAGTCAAAATTTATACAACCTTAAACATAGGATCAGAGAAATTTGAAACTGTGACACAAGATGCAATTATTAATTTGCAGAAGCAAGGCAAACGAGTTCTGATATGAGCGTGGCTTTCAACTCTGATGTTGATCTCACTGTTGAAATTGCTTTTGATACAGATCCTTTTGCTACTTCACAGACTTTCACTGATGTCTCTGCTTATATAAGAGAATTTAGCATTGATAGAGGAAGACAACACGATCTTGCTGATTATCAGACTGGAACTGCTTCAGTAGTTCTGGACAATGCAGATGATCGGTTTAATCCACTGAATACAAGTTCTCCTTATTATGATTCATCAACTGGAGCAACAAAGATCAGTCCTTTCAAGCAAGTGAAGATCTCTGGTGCTTATGATGGAACAACCACAGTGCTGTTTCGTGGATTTATACAGAGTTATCCAGAATCATTTGGTGGACAAGGTGCTGACTCTAGTGTTCGGATTAACTGTGTTGATGCCTTTAAGATTTTTAATTTAAACACAAATATTGATATGAAAACAGAAACTTCAAATTTACCACAAAACGAGGCTATGCAATATGAGCCGTTGTTATGTGGCGTTATTGATAAGGAATTAGCAAATTGGATA